CAGACGATGGTCCTAGCGGTGTTGGTACTGTTGCTAGTGTCAACACCTCTGGCATTGTTACTGCTGCTGCTTTCGTTGGTGATGGTTCTGGTCTGACTGGTGTTACTGCTGTTGGTAGTGGCATTGAAGTTAAAGACAGCGGATCTTCCATCGGTGTTGCTGCTACTGTAAACTTCGGTGATAGACTGACAGTCTCTGCTATCTCTGCTGGTGTTGTTACTATCACTGCTGCAGACTCTGTAAGTCTTGCTACTACAGCAACTAATCTTGATCCCGCTTTCATCCCAGAGAGATCTACCTACGCTAACTATGCTTCCGTTGCTGGTCTTGCCACTGAAGCAACCAATGCTAACAGTGCTCTCAATGCAGTGACTGCTAATCAAGCAACACTTGCTCTCGGTATTTCTACTGAAGCAACCATCAATAACCCAACCAGAGACATCACTGCTAGACAGTTCTTCGGTGATGGTTCTCAACTGCAAAATATTGTTGCCTCTGGTTCAGGTGTCATCATTAAAGATGATGGCACCCTGGTAGGAACTGCTGGTAGTTTGAATCTTCTTGCACCACTGACAGTCACATCTGTATCTGCTGGTATCGTTACTGTTGGTGTTGATGAAGTCCCTCGTGCTACTTTGGCAGGCATCGCTTCTGAAGCAATCGTCGCTGGCATCGCAACCTTCGCTACGACCGCTGGAATCGCCACTCAAGCACTCAACGCTAACTTCGCATCTGCTTCTAGTTTCTCCGCCTTGACGGGTGCTGCAGACACCGCTAAGAACCTCTACACAGAGTCTAGGAACCCATTCCTACCTCTGCCTGTTACTCTTGGTACTAAGTCATCTGCTCACCGTTACACTGGTGTAGGATCTGATCAGACAATCAACATTCAGGGATACGAAGCACCTTACCTCAGATTTGAGGTCGGTCAGACCTATCGCTTTGAGAACGCTGCTCAGCAGGCAAATTATCCGATCAGGTTCTACTATGCTGCCGATGGACTTCCTGTTGGATTTGGTACAACAACACCAAGTCAATACACTGACAATGTAACTGAGACAGTTACCTATACAGAGATCCTGGTCACTGAGAACACTCCTCAACTTCTGTACTACGGCGCTGGCGTTGGAACTCAGTTCGGAAGCATGGGTAACTCGATCCAAGTCTTTAACAATGACTTCCATAAGGTCAGTAGAGTTGGTGAGTTTAAGAATCTGTCTGGTCTCAAGACTTGCACTTACACTCAAATGTTTGAGGGTCGTGCTACTTCCTGGTACATGAACAGCAATCTGGGTGTTGGCAACAGTGACTATACTCCTGGTGATCGTTCGCACAATGTAAGTTCCATCGAACAAACTGCTACAGGTACTTACAACATCAACTTTGCTGATGCGATGAACGATACAAACTATGCCGTCATTGGTATCGCGAGTGGTACAAATGCCTTCCCAGGTGGTATCGTTAATTTACGAATCTCTGACAGAACAGTTAACGGATTCACGATGAGGGTGTATAATGGTATCCCCGCCCTTGAAGATCTTGGGGAATTGAGCATAATGACCCTCGGTGGACAGGACGGAGAACCTACATATATTTGAGCTTGACATCTTAGTCTTCCATGTTTACAATCTACTCAATGCCTGGCTGCGGATATTGCCGCCAGGTACAGCAGCTAATGGAGATCACAGAACAGAAGTTCGTGGTCTACACCCTCGATAAAGACTTTACAATCGAAGAATTTCAAGACGAGTTTGACACAAAGTACTTCCCTCAGGTAGTTCACGGCGATAAAGTTATCGGAGGCGCTGCTGAAACAGTACAATATTTTAAAGAGAAGAATCTTGTCTGATGAATCACTAAATAATGACATCCACACAAATCGTGGAGTTGAGTTCATTCTCAATGGAGGTAAGAGGAAGGAACAACCAAAAACTTTCCAGTTGATGTTCGGAAAGATGGTTCGCTTCCTTAAACGGGAAGTGCATTTTTACTTTGAAATCTCACTGGACTTCAAGAAAGATAATCCCAAGGGAGCATAAGAAAATGCTGGCTGTCAGTTTAGTAGCAGGGTCGTTCTTAGTAATCGGTGCCCTGATCGTCGGTTGTATGTTAGGATGGGTACTCAGAGAATACATGATGTACCATCACGATCGGCAACCTCAACCACAGGGTCTGCATCCCGAGATGTATGATGAAGACGGAAACATTATTCCCGATTCTCTCATCGCCTTCCGTTTTGAAAATGATCTTGACGACGACGAAGATTAATTACTATTTGAAAAATCATGCCTAAATTGCCACCCCACCCGCTTCAATCTGAGATTATGCAAGCGGTCTCTAGTGCTAAGACAAAATCATCGAAGATCAAAATCTTGCAGGAGAATCGTTCTCCTGCATTGGTTGCCCTCTTTGTATGGAATTTTGATCCTAGCATTGAGAGTGCTCTTCCTGAAGGAGAGGTTCCTTACACTCCCAATGACTCACCCACTGTGGACAGTCAGAGTAAACTTGCCAGTCAGTATCGGACTCTTTACAACTATGTGAAGGGTGGTAATGACAGTCTCAAGACGACTCGTAGAGAAGCACTGTTCATTGAATTGCTTGAGTCTCTTCATCCTGATGAAGCAGAACTTGTTTGCCTCGTTAAGGACAAAGACCTCGGCAAGAAGTATCGTATCACGCACAATGTCGTGAAAGAAGCCTATCCTGATGTTGATTGGGGCGGTCGCCGTTGAAGATTAAAATTCTCCACGAAGATTGTGATCCTTCATTGTCTCAGGACACCTCTCTACCGTATACTGCCTACTTGATAGAGTATATGGTAGACGGTCTGACTAAGTTTGATATCGTCGTCTCTTCCAAGAAGGTTGATATTTTTGATCACTATTGGGATCATTACAGGCGTGATTTTGTCAACATGACTCAGACAGAAGGTAAAGTCAATCCAAAACTTTGGGGCAACGAACCCAAATCAAAATCGAAAAAGTAATCCAAATATTCGGGAAAAAAAATCCCAGGTATTTTTGGACTCATAAGGTTTTTTAAATTGTATCATAAGTTACACAATTGCTTGACTAAATAAGGCATGAGGTCTATAATAGACCTGTCGTTCATCTCATGCTCAGTATCCTACTGGCATTGACCCTTGCCCATCATGCGGACGACAACCCCTACGGGTGGCATATGTCGTGTGAAAGGTTCTTACAGAGACGAATAGAAATCCAAATGGATTCTAACCTAGACCAACGGTCTAAGTGGAATCTGATCGGATATCTCAAGTCAAAAGTAGAAGGTCAATGTGAAGGTACATACACATGAGACGCAAGTAAGTCGCGGAACGGAGCGTTCATCCCATGATTGAGTTGCTATTATACTTAAGTATGACATGTCAGGATGCCGATACTCTAATGTTGAGGATCGAAAAGAATCAATCAGAACTGCCTGCCAAAGTGGTGGTAGAACTGTTAGAGACCGTAAAGGAATCTGTGCCTGAATGTTACTGGGACGCAAACGACTGAAGGAACGGGAAAAAACGGATCCAGCGAAAGCTGAGAAGGTTAATTTTCACCCAACTTCAGGAGTAAACCGATGAACACCTTAAATCTCATCAAAAAGCAGATCGACAAGGCAGCTGCCCTTCACGATGCTCAAATCTTGCACACTGCATATCGTGGTGTTGAGTATGATCAGCGTTGCGTAGAGTCTACAGAGACTCATGGCACTTTCTGCTATCGCGGGAGGGTTTATAGCAAGTGAATCAATCCTATGTCTATCATGATGATGACATGGATAAAGATTCAAGACCTCCAGCATGTTACCAACTCAAATATAGAGGGGTAACATATTGGTCTTGCTATCAAATCCACCTACACGAATATTTCGAGCAACTGTTATCAGTTGAACCGTTATATAATAGGAAGGGTTGACGCCCTTCCTTTTTTTATGTAAAATAGATAAAACGCGATTTTTTATGGACAGAGCAGTTTTGAAAGGTCTCGTTCGGACCCTTAAAGCACTAATTCTTGAATTGGAGTCAGAAGTTTTCGCTGACAAAGAAGCCTATACCAAACCAAGAGAGAATTACGACGATCCTATTGAATACTATAACTCTAACGACGACGATGACGGATATGCAGACTGATTGGCGCTATAGTCCCGAAAAGATGGACGCTAGAAGTTCTGCTCTGTCAGTTCTTTTGAAGCGTTTCGGTAGCGAGTTGAATTCTGATGGTTCGCCTAAATACTCAAATCAGAGCATCTACGAGTGTGCCCATGATTGGGTATCTCAGGGAAATATGATAACTCACGGAATCATCAAATACTACGAGGTCTACTATGCGGATGAAGGACACGATTCGATTAACCAAGGCAGCTCTTAAGCAACCTTGGTTATATACAGAGGAAGAACTGTTATATATGAAGAAGGCGAAGAAAATCGCCAAGAAAGGATTGAAACTAAAACACATGAGAGGGTTGAATGGAGAAAGTGACACTGGTGCAAGCAACGCCGAATCCTGAAGAAACAATGGCGTATGTCGCCAGAGTCTCAAATCCAAAAAATCAGGATAATCCCAGTTTTGAAGGTCTGCTAAAATATTGTATCAAGCACGGACATTGGTCTGTATTTGAGCAAGCATATATGACCCTAGAGATTCAAACCTCAAGGGCAATCGCAGCTCAAATTTTGCGTCACCGTAGCTTCACATATCAAGAGTTTTCCCAACGGTATGCAGATTCTACTCTGCTTTCCGATACGATTCCCATGCCGAAACTTCGTCGGCAGGATACCAAGAATCGTCAGAACTCTATTGATGATGTAGATCCTTTTATCAGGCAACAATTTGAAATAGCAATGCAGCGTTATTTTGAAGAAGGTCTTGATCTTTACAGGACCATGCTTGATAAGGGAATCGCCAAGGAATGCGCTAGAATGGTGCTTCCGCTCGCCGTACCCACCAGAATCTACATGACAGGATCATGCAGGTCATGGATCCATTATATCGCCCTTAGAAGCGCAAATGGAACCCAGGCAGAACATATGGATATTGCTAATCAAGCAAAAGAAATTTTCTGCGAACAATACCCGACTGTCGGTAAAGCGATGGAGTGGTGCTAATAAATACTTTTATGTAATTAATTACAATGGCAACTTATCCTATTATCAATAAAAAAACTGGAGAACAAAAGGATATTGTTCTCAGTGTACATGAATGGACAAAGTGGTGTGAAGACAATCCCGACTGGCAGCGGGATTGGTCAGATCCATCCACATGCCCTGCTGCGGGTGAAGTTGGTGAATGGAAGGACAAACTTCGTAAATCTCATCCTGGTTGGAATGAGGTTCTTCGTGGAGCACAAAAAACGGGTCGCAACCGTCAAAAACTAACCCTCGACTAAAACTTATGCCCAGAAAGAGAAAGTCTGAAAATCCCATTGGTGTTGGTATGACTGCTAAACAGATGAGGAGGAAGAAACCAGTCAATAGTGACTTCCTCGTTGATATTACTCCCCTCACAGATAATCAGGATACTCTATTCAAAGATTATGCTGAAGGGAAAAACATTTTTGCATATGGAGCAGCAGGTACAGGTAAAACATTCATTGTTCTGTATAATGCGCTTCGGGATGTTCTAGACGAAAACTCTCCTTATCAAAAGATCTATATTGTTCGTTCTCTTGTTTCTACCAGAGAAATTGGTTTCCTGCCTGGTGACCATGAGGACAAATCTGCACTTTACCAGATTCCTTATAAGAATATGGTCAAGTATATGTTTGAGATGCCTACAGATTCCGACTTTGAAATGCTGTATGGTAATTTGAAGCAACAGGAGACTATCTCATTCTGGTCCACATCGTTCATCCGTGGCACAACTCTCGATGATGCCATTGTCATCGTTGATGAATGTCAGAACTTGAACTTTCATGAATTAGATAGTATAATTACGAGAGTGGGTGAGAACACCAAGATTCACTTCTGTGGTGATGCCACTCAGACTGACCTTACAAAGACATATGAGCGCAATGGTATCCTGGACTTTATGAAGATCCTGGAGCAGATGCCATCGTTTGCATCCATTGAGTTTGGTGTTGATGACATCGTTCGTTCTGGTCTTTGTAAGGAGTATCTCGCAACTAAATTGGCACTCGGTATGTAATGTTTAATCATCTTGAAATTGAACTCCCTCGTTTAGAGAGAGACACCGTTGACGGTGTTCGATATTATTCTACACCTGATGCAAAGATGGTATCCATTACCTCTATCATCAGTTTTTATAATAGAGAAAAGTTCGCCAAATGGCGTAAAAGAGTTGGGGAAGAGGTCGCAAACACGATCACTCGTAAAGCGACGAGTCGTGGCACTGACATGCACACGCTCACAGAGAATTACCTAAAGAATAAAGATCTCCCTAAGGTTAAACCTCTTCCTGATTTTCTATTCAAGATCGCTAAACCCGATCTGAATAGAATCGATAATATTCACACTCTGGAAGGATCTCTCTACAGCGAGCAACTAGGTGTTGCTGGTACTGTAGACTGTATTGCTGAGTATGAGGGAGAATTAGCAGTCATTGACTTCAAGACTTCGGCAAAACCAAAACCGAGGGATTGGATTGAGGGTTATTTTGTTCAATGTGCTGCTTATGCTTGCATGTACTACGAACTGACTGGAACACCTGTCAAGAAATTTGTCATCATCATGGCATGTGAAGATGGGTCTTGCAAAGTCTATCAAGAATATGATAAACTTAAGTACATGAAGTTACTTACCAAATACATCAGAAACTTCGTAGAGTATCATCTAAATGGAAAATGAACTAAGCAAAGCTTTGGGCAAAAAGTTTATGAATGCCGCAAAGTTCTCTCTTGAGATCGAAAATCTGGTTCTCAAAGAAAAGATCAATTATATTGAGGCAATTGTCCTGTTTTGCGAGGAGAATGGTATGGAGGTTGACTCCATCACCAAACTTATTTCCAAACCATTGAAGGAAAAACTGAAGCGTGATGCTCAGGATCTCAATTTCATGAAAAAGACCACTAGAGCGAAGCTACCGCTCTAAATAAGCTTAAGGCAGAGGAGACAGATGTCCGATTTCTTTGATTCAGAATTCGTTCAAGATGCCATCACTGATATCAATGAACTTCAAGAGGAGATTTATACTGAGGTGTTTACCTTTGATAAGTTAGATCATGAAGAAAAATTGAAGCATCTTGATAAACTTGATACTTTGCTGGAAAAGCAGAGAAATCTTTATACACGGATGTCACTCTCTGATGACCCTCGTGCAAGAGAAATGCGCGAGAATGTTCGTAAATCTGCTGTTATGATGGGTTTCCCCAAAGATGTTGACTGCGGGGTCTTGTTTGCGAACATGCAGAAAACCCTAGAAAAAGTCAGAGAACAAATCTCTTGACACTGGGCGTGGGTCCGCCCTATAATAGACCCGTAAAGACCAAATCCAATTTACACAAGCCAAATCAAATGTCATTTGCATCCCTTAAAAAGCAATCCTCCCTTGGTTCCCTGACCGCCAAACTGGTCAAGGAAGTCGAAAAAACCAATAAAGGAGGTGGCGCGTCTGATGATCGTCTCTGGAAACCAGAGGTCGATAAAGCTGGCAACGGTTATGCTGTTATCCGTTTCCTCCCTGCTCCTAACGGCGAAGATCTGCCGTGGGCAAAAATGTACTCCCATGCCTTCCAAGGTCCTGGCGGTTGGTACATCGAGAATTCCCTGACCACCAACGGTGGTAAGGACCCTGTTTCTGAACTGAACTCCAGTCTCTGGAACAGTGGCATTGATTCTGACAAAGAGACTGCTCGTAAGCAGAAGCGTAAGCTCTCTTACTACGCTAACATCTATGTCGTCAAGGATCCTGCCAATCCTGACAATGAGGGTCGTGTATTCCTCTACAAGTTT